GAAGAATAAAGTTCGGGATGGTTGAGCGCTTGCTTAACAAGTTTTTTAGTTTTCATTTTGACTCCTTGTAACGTTTAGCTGCGCGAGCAGCCTTGCCCGCTTTCTTAGCGGATTCCGTATTTGAAACAAATTGTTTTCCCTTGCGACTGCCGGCGCGTTTCTTCCGGTCAGTCTCCTCTCTTTCTTCTTTGGATAAAGAGGCCCATGCTTTTTCTGGCAAGTAGCGTTTTGTGTAGCCAGATTGAATTGCTTTGTCTGCCATAATTTACCTATTAAGATAAGGAATTTTACCTTTTAGTAATTGACCAAATGCATAACTAGCTTCATTGCCAATGGCTTTTCCTGCTCTTGCGCCCAAATCTGTTTTGGGATTCGGTTTGACAGACGGAAGCCAAGACACGGGATTAGCAGCAGCTTTACGAGTAACAACATCACTTAAGGAACCTGATTTTCCTTGCGCAAACAATGCAGCTCCGGCTGCAACAGGGGCTGCAATCCGTGCCATAGGTTCAACCACTTTGCCAAGCATTGGTATATATCTTCCAGCCATGTTTGCGACTGCTTCTGTGCCTGCTCCTAAAGCAATGTCTCTTGCTGCTGTAGTTGTTGCTTTTTTGTAATCATTTTTTTCAACTGATTTTGCGACTTCCGGAGTCAAAACTGAAAATGCCGCGCCAACTGTTGCGCCTGGAATATTTTCTTTTACAAGATTAACTCCGCCCTGAAAAGCACTGCCAATTGGATCGACTCCATAAAGTTGTCGTAGTTTAATAAAATCAATATCACCTGTCATTCCACGTTGGTGAAAGGGGAATCGTTTTTTTGCTTCTACAAGATACTTGGATCCTGGACGAGCCAAAACTTCGGGCTCTCCTGCCCCAGGTGTAATTAAATAGTTAAAATTGCCAGGGGAATCTGCCTGTACTTGAAACAAAGTTTTTTGTTTATTTTTTTCTAGCTCTAATTTGCTTTTGAACTCCTCCTCGCTTAAAGAAAAATCCAATGGAGCTCCTTCATTTACAAAGGGGCCTGCAATATTTACATCTGGACTAAAAGATTTAAAACGAGAAAATGTTATTTCTTCGCCAACATTTGGTGATATATCGAGCTTAGACCCTCTGTAAAGGGGTCCTTCTTTTAAATTGTAAGAATAAATTTTATTTGGATTGGTTTGAGCTAAATTAGCCAGTTCATTAATACTATTTATAGAGGCTTCATTTTTCCAATTGGGTTCAAATTCAATGTAGTTATTTAAAAATTCAAAAGACTGCGGATTAGCGCCTTGATTAATTAATGCGTTTTCATAAACAAAGCCATCGTCTGTTGAAAGACGATCTACAAGTTTGCTGATTTGCTCGCGACGGTATTTGGGATCTACATCTTTTTCTGAAAGATTTAAAAACTTTAATACTTCTGGAGAGCCTAGGCTGTAAGTTTGTTCTGCCATTACTTACTCTCTTTATACTTTTTGGCTACGGAATCTTCTGGAATTACTTTGAATCTCTTCCATTATTTTATCCGCACCAATCAGCATGCCTCCGGGACGCGTATTACCGGCTCGTCCAATGAAATGGGCAAGATACTCTTGAGGGTTGCCTCGAAACGAAATTGAACTTTTTGGATCAACAGCAAGATTAACTGAAAGATCTGAAATTGGTTGTTGTTTCATTTATCCTTTGTTTCTTTGTACTTCTTAGCAGCAGCTTTTGCTTTGCCCCGTTTCTCGTATTCGTCCTTAGTCATCCACTTTTCTTTGCCCCATTTCTCCAGGGATTTTTGCTTTTCCCCTTTACCACCACGATACCCGCCACCAGCCTCTTTGTACTCCTGGGCGAGGAGCTGAGCTTTTCTAGCCGAAATAAGTAGTTAGCCTTGCGGCTACGACCATTCCCCTGGTTTGCCACCACGGCCTTCGCGCATAACTTTGTTTTTAATGCGCTCACGCAGATCTGGTTTTGTATACTTGGTTTTGTCTTCAGCCATAACTGCCTCGCTCTTTGAGATAAGTGACTGCATTTGTCAATACATTTATATTATCACCGAATAAACCCAAAGCCCTGTTGCATTCTTTGCACAATAAACCTCTGAATTCATTGGTTTGGTGATTGTGATCCATCGCCAAAGACTGCCCATCTTTAGGAGGTTCTTGACAAATTGCACATAAACCTTCTTGAGATTCAAAAACAATGTCGTATTGCTCTTTTGTTATTCCTCTGCGTTCATATTTTTTGTGTTGGCTATGAAGTAAATCTTGTCCTTGTTTTTTAACTTTTTCATAATGCTCTTTGTTATTGGTTACCCATTTATCCCATCCTATTTTGTTACACGCGTTGCATGAAGAATGAAGATACAGTTTTCCGTCTTGTTTTTTTCTTCTAAAACAATCCCAATTTAAATAATGAGCACATTTAGAACATTGTTTTTGGCCATCCGCGCCATACAAAAGCCTAAATCGACGATTAACCAAGGATCTGCAATCCTTGCATACACTGTCTCTTTTTATGTTTCCAGCTGAGTTGTATCCTTTGTTTCCAAAATTTTCATGCGGCTTTCTTGTTCCGCATTCTCGGCAAAGTTTTTGCATTGTCTAGTTTGTGCTTTTCTTACTATAGCACAAAATTATTGACCGGCTTTGCCGCCTTTCTCGCCGGCCATGATCCGATCTTTGATTCGCTCACGCAGCTCAGGTTTGGAATATTTGCTATCGTCTTGTGCCATCAGGAAACAAATTTAGATTGAAAACCTGTCGGTAACCCCGCCTTGGGCATATATTGTTCACGGAAATTTGCAGGGGGAGGAGTGCCCTGCTGGAGGAGACGCGCCTTTTCTTCGGGTGTTAAAGGAACGTTGGGTGCTCCGCCATAAGGCTTTTGGCTTGGTTGCTCAGGACCTGCTTGACCAAGCTGGGGACCTTCAAAAAATTGAGCATTGGCGATACCGCCCATGTTACCTACAGCCCCAGGGAGATTACTAGAGCCAAAGGCCATGGGAAGCTGCGGCCCACTGCCGGGCATAATGCCACGACGCATCAACTCGTCATTGAGCTGTTCGTTCTGTTGGGTGCCGCCTTCATACAAACGGCGAAGCTGTTCACCTGAGCGGCCACCTAACGCACCGGGTACACGCCGAATGTCAAAGCTTGGGGCGCCTGCCAGTAAATTACCGGGAGCGCCTGGAACGTTTGATTCACCGCCGTAAAACATGTCGTTATCTCTTTTTTCGTATTCTACTCTTCTATAACTTCGTAACCAGAAGAGTCGTTGACCTTGGTTAAAATAATTCCGTTGCCACGAACATCCCAATCAAGAACATCGCCCTCTTGCCAGCCAAGTTCTTCGATTAGTTCGTCAGGCAAAGTAATGAAATTTTCTCCGTTTTCGTCTTCTTCTACTTCCAGAATGTAGCTCATTTTGACAAAAGCTTTTCCATTAGCTTATCAAGCTTGTCATTGATTTGTCTAAAATTATCATGCATCTCCTGGATCTCCCGGAGAAAATCAACCTTCAGCACATAGTCCAAAGGCATGCGGTTGATTTGATCTTCCAAGATGTCAATCCTTCGTTTTTGAGATCCAATGTAATCAAAAGCTTGTTGGATCCGCTCTTGATGCCTGTCTAATATTTTATTGGCAACCCACGTAGCGCCTGTAACCGCCGATACAAGGGCAGTGATGCCAATGGCTACGTATTCGGGTCCCACGAATGCACTGCTTTTTTTCTAATTCTAGGATTAGTAATCAATGTGCAACTGACCTTTTCTTGCAAGTCCAGTAACCAACCAAACCAACGCGTCAACGCAGTCATCATGACCACTAACGCCGAAATTTGTGAGTTCCTCGAAGAGATTTGTGAAGTTCCGGAAACGATTGAAGATTATCTTTCGATCTTCAAACATACCCATGATTCCACGGAAACGTGCCAGCTTGTCTGCACGGAAACCCTTGACTGGATGCCAAATCAAATTGTAGAGACCTTCGTTATTCAGGCAAACCCGTTTGAAGTCGGCTTCGAGAGAAGCTTGGTATTGGACGGCTTCTGACCAAATATCACATGTGGAATAAGTCGGAAAATAATTTCCGCTATCATCACGTCCAATCACCGACCAATCGTTCAACAATTCTTTAAGAGCGTCCAGTTTTTCCAGGTTGCCCATGACGCGTATGCGCCTGTAATCGATGATATGAATGCGGTCGCCAATGCGTCCGCCAAGGATCATCACGGTGTAATCGTTCTTCTCTTTGGTGCCAGCAGAAAGGTCCACACCAATACCGAGCGTATCAAACTCCGTTGAAATTTCCGCTTTAACAATTAGTTCTGGCGCCAGAGAAAGCTCGTTCTGTCTGACAATTTGATTCATATATTGAAACGAGAAAGCAATTGGCGCTTGCCGTTTCTTTTCTTTGAGGTAATCTAGTGACCACATCTCAGGCCAATAAGACTCTTCTTCTCCTGTTTTAAGGTTTGTATTAATTGCAGAAAGAACGATCTGCATCCAATTGTTCTGTTTGTTAAAAGTAGTGGCGTGAATATCATCGTGCCTAAAGCGAGTTCCAAGGCAAATAGCACGTGCGCCTTCAAACATGGTGGGAGCAATCACCGCGTTCCAGTTCTCCTGCATTTGTTTCCGAATGTCAGGGTTGGCAATGTCAGCGGCAGATTTAATAGCGTCATCAATCATTACCAGATGAGAACGCTTGGAAGTCACCGAACCCTTAAGGCCTGCAGCGCAGAGGGTAAATTGTTCGTCACCAGTAGTGTCAATGCCAGCAAACTTATGGTCAATTGACCAATACTCATTACTGGTAACGTTCTTCATCAAACGCACCGTCGGGAAAACTTCCTGATAGCGTTTGCTTTCAATAATGCGTTTAATTGTTGCAGACTTAGAACGTGCAATATCAACCGTGTACGACAGATAAAGAATCTGCAATGGCAACTTGGCTTGTGTATGAATACCAATAGCCCAGGCAGTCAGCAAGCCAAGAACCGTTGATTTAGCTGATCCTCGTGGCGCAAGAAGATCAATATTGGGGCCAGCAATTTTAATTAAACAGTTGCTGTCTTCGTTAGTAACAAAGTGCCGATGCCATTCTTTGTGATGCGTAGCAGGAGGTTTATCTGCAACATACTCACAGAAATAAGCAAAGTCTTCCCGCGCAAGCTCTAGTGCTTCTGCGTTGCGCGGAATTCGGATCTGTTGGCGGCGTGCCGCAGCCTTCGCATTGCGACGATAGGCAAGATGCGTATAGCTAGGCACAAGAATAAATCAGTTGTTAACTGAATACTATCTTATTTTGCTTCTTCTTTGTCTTTTTTCTGTTCTTTATATTTACGCGCTTTATCCAAGGCTGCCTTGCGTTTTTCGCTATCGCTCATCTCAGTACCATCTTCTTTCTTGGCTTCTTTCTTCTTAAAGTGCTCAAGAAGTTGAGGGGGCATCTTACCTTTAGCCATCAGCGTTTACCCCGACGCATGCGAGCAATTGCCATTTGATACTCAGGAGAGCCAGGCTCGGGGAAGCGGTTGGCACGACCAGGACCAAACTCAATACCAGGGCGCCTGCCGGCAAACGCATTGCCCGGCTCAGTTCCCGGCGCCATCGGCGCACTGCCAGTTTGCGGAGCGGTTTCTTGACGACGAATACTGTCTTGACGCATGCGAATTCCTTCGCGTGCTAATTGACGTTGTTGAGGATCGGTAATGTCAACCTGTTTGGCGCCCATCGGTATAATTATTTGATTTAAACCTATCCTAACTGAATTATTCTTCAAGTTGCATACGTGCCCATACACTCATCGTTGCTTCTTCCAAGGGAATCTCAATAGGGTCATCTTTGAAAATAAACATTAACTCTCGAATGGCACGATCTGCGCCGGCCATTAACAAACCCTTACGGTCTTTGGAATTGGTGAATTTTTCAATTTGATCAATATGACCTCTAATTTCTTTTTGCATGGAAGCAACGCGTGCAACACCTGCATCACGTTTGACCACACCATTCTCTACGTCTTCACGTAACTTACGAACATCCTCTTGCATCTCATCGATTTCATAGAGGAGTTTTTTGCGGTGATCGGGTTTCTTGTAGTTGTCCTTAACCCAGAGTTCACACGCAGTAATAGTCCCCTTGTAACCAAGGAAACGAGAGTAGAGATAAATTTCAATTAACGAGTAATTTTCTGCGGCAAACGCACAAAAAGATTCTTGAGTTGATGCGTCGAGATTATCTACCCACGCATCGAATAACTCAATATCGATAAGCTCGTTGGGCCTGGCCGTAGTCCCGGGCCTCGTCGCGCTGCTTGAATTCTTGCGACTGCTCAGCGGATGTGCGCTGCTCTTCTGCGCCTTTGCCGATGGTTTCTCGTTCTTGTTCACCAGCGGTCTCCATCTTTTGCTTGGAAAATTCATAGGCCACACCAGCAGCCTGACGGTATTTGTCTAAGTCGAACCAGTCATCGACATCGACTTGTCCGGCGGGAACGCTGCTGGTCATGGCTTACAAATCTTACAAGAAAAAATCAGAAGTTGCTCATCATCGAAGCAAGACCCTGAGCGAAGATATCGCGACGGCCTTCAGTAGACTTTTGACGCTGCTGACGACCCTTGGAAGATTCCAGGCGAGAAAGCAGCTGCTCAAACTTGTTAATGTCAAAATAATCGTCAGAGGCGCTTTGGCCTGCGGGAGCGGTGTAGGTCATTTACGTCTTTAGGACTAAGGTAATTATATCAAGCACATTCTTTTAAAAACTGAATGCGCCAACAAGTTGTTGATAAACATTTCCTTGCGCTTGAATCTTGGCAACAGCAGAAGAACCTTCATTTTTAAGTTTCTGCGTTTCTTTGTCAATTTCTCCTTGGAGATTAGTCAAACCTGCACTGTACAGGTACTTGCGTGTTTCACGTACATTCTGAAGCTGCTCTTCAATTTCTGCAGGGCTGCCTTGGAACTGATCGGCAAAAGAAGGTAGTGCGACGCCAGCTCGATCTTTGGTAGTTTCTGCGTAAGTAGGGAGAAGACTCTTGTCAAAAGTAAACGTACGCTTGCCTGTCTTTTTACCAGCTTCATCAACACCTTGCTTGCCAAACATGGTGTCGTAATAGTTATCAAGATAACTTTGATTAAATTTGTCTTGATACTCTTGACCTTTAGAAAGAGAATCACGCAGATCCTGGACAGAGCTGTAGTAGCCCTGCTGGAAACGCTCCATTGCCTTGCCTTTTTCTTCTTCCGTAGCTTGACGGCCAAGAAGTTCTTCGTATGCGGCAGAGATACCTGTCTGGCGGCGACCAGGGAGCAGCTCTTCTGTATATGTTTTGGTTAAAGAAGCAATATCCGTTTCAGGCGGCGTCAGGTCATATTTAGCGGCGTAATCACGCAGCTGACCCGTAGCATCGGAATAACTAATTAAACCTTGACGCAGCTGCTGTTCAACACCTGTACGAAGACCAGTGAAGCCGGCTTGACCAGAAGCTTTACGAGCCGTTTCTTTAGCTGCAGCTTCTTCACGTTCTTTTGCAGCGCGTTCTTCTGCAGCAGTTTCTCTTTTCTGCTGATACGCCAGATATTTCTCAAAGGTGTCATCCTTTGGAATCTGAGGAGATTGATATTGAACTGTGGTTCCGCCGCCGCCCATGATTTAACTCCTACACAAAAAATGTGCCCACTTCACGTGGAGCAATACGACCAAACATGCCAGCCATTGTGGCTTCTTTTTCTGCCAAAGATTGCTTTAGGGCATCCCGATTTGCGCGTTGCTTAGCTTCACGCACCTCAGCAGAACCTTCTAGGCCAAATTGACGCCGAGCACGCTCAACATCAAGACCAAGCTGGCGTTCGCCTAAGGGACCAGCAGCAAACATAGCGGCTTCCCGTTGACGACCAAACTCAAGATCAGGCGCAACAGTGCTTTGGAAAACGCGAGAACCGATTTCCGAACCCATTTGACCCTTGGCCGTATCACGGGCCAACATGGTCTGCCACTTGAGCTGATCGGCTGCCGCTGCCATCTGGGCATTGGCAATACTGGCTTGCGCTTGGCGGGCTTGGCTGGCGCCAAACATGCTAGCGCCAATGTTGGCAGCACCCAGGCCTAACGTAACGGGATCAAATGCCATTCCTCCTCCTGCTTTGCTTAAATTCCCGGTTTTTTCACCAAAAGCAACTGGTGTAAAAGCATTAAACTTTGAGTTGCTAAAAATAGAAGAATAATCGGGAGCACTCATGTCTACAGTCTAATGTCATTCACATTAGAAATAACGATTTGGTGTGTAATTATAAGAACCGCGTTGATAGTCGACAAGATTTGGAATTGTAGCCCCAGCGCTTGTCATAATGTTGGCAACATTGACCCCACCTTGCGCTTCAATTGCACCGGGGATTGCGTAAGCAGCGGTAATCTGAGCGGGAAGATCAAAGAGAAGCTTGTACTTGCCGGCTTCTTTTAAACGGCGCTCATCAAATTCAGAAGCCAGCTGAAGTTGTTGGCGCATCCGCTCAGGGTCGCTAAAACGTTCAAGAAGTCCACCAAGAGATTCAACATCGGAAGAACCCATGTTGCGATTCAAAAGTGATTGAAACGCTTTACCGCGCTCAGATTCGGGCAGTCCCTTGGTGGATTCCCAGATGGCACCTACATCAAACGTATTGGCCATGACGATCAGATCCTGTATTGGAATGCAGAAGCTGCATAAGGATTGGCTGCGGTCAAGATGCTGCGAGTGGTGGCGCCAGCTTCAGATTGAGCGCCGCCGGCAAGATCAGCCATGAAGCGTTGCTGGTTGAGAGCACCCGTGAGCTGACCCATCTGTTGGTTCAACTGCATCTGGCGGCTCATGTCAGCGTCGCGCATGCGGTTGTATGTAGGAACAAGCTGCTCAGCAATCTTGGGCTGAAGCATGGCCAGCTGCTGAATCTCATTCATCGTCAGGCCCTCAATACCTTTCGATGTGATGCCAGGGATAACGCCTGTGGGGGATTCGCCAGCGCCCATCTGACGGCGCTCAACGCCACCAACGATGTCTTGTGCAGCCTGCGCAGCACCACCAGCGACGCCGCCGCCGATACCACCGCCAAGAATACCGCCGAGGGCGCGAATGCCAGCGCCAGCGATCTTGCCGCGAATACCAGGCATTGCTGTTTGAGCAGCAGAGGCTAAGCCACCGGTCAATTTATAACCGAGTAAACCACCAGCCAACTCACCACCGCCTTTCGCAATTTCACCTTGCATCAGGCTGCTTGCACCTGCGGCAACGGGAGCGGCCAAGCCGATTGCGCGAGTGCCGAGGGGAGTTGTTGCGGCGCCAGCGGCCTGGCGACCTGCTTCAAGACCTTTTGTACCAACACCTTTTAAGCGGTTCAGTAAATCCTGGAACCCCATGCCAGAAGTGGCAGCACCTTGGGCAGCGTACAAAGGGCTAGAAGGAGCCTGGGCCGCCGTTGACCAGGGATCCGGAATACCGTTAGCCATCTTAAAGTTATCTGCTTTTAATAAGTTAATTTTACCAGCCTACATGTTTTGCTGGTATTCATACGTAGAAGGAAGTTTTTCTGGATGATTTTGTGATGATGCAATTGCTTTATTAATTAAATTGCCTGTTGCAGCACCGATCAAAGAGCCGGCCAAAGTAATACCAGCTTTTCCGCCAGTAGATAATCCAGGTTGTTTTAATGCCTGACGCATTGCGGTAGCACCACCAGCAACAGCGCCTACTGCTTGAAGACCAACAGGGAAACCAACGATTCGGGCTTCGGGATAACCCTCAAGGTTTTCGGGGGTGAACTTAACCAAACCAAGACCAGCTAAACCGCGATCTTGATAATAATTTTGCATGTACCTGCCATAACGCTCAGGCGTTAAAGAGGGAATATCTTCTTGGGCCGTTTCATATTTTAAGGGGCGTCCTTGACGACCCAAGACAACACGTTCGACAAACTCAAGTCCTGGTTGAGCTGTTTCCCGTCGATCTTGCGAACCCTCTTCTGCATAGCTTTGTGAGAATCCCTTAGGGCGGAACAACTCGCCAGGATTTGTAAGATCCATGGTTCCAAGAGAAGCGGCAACCGGAGCGCCAACCGCTAGGCCAACCAATGCTTTTTGCGTAGGATCCAGCTCGCCATATGCTGTGCCAGCAATTTGCTCTACAGCACGATCCGCTAATGCCATGGGATGGTTGTAGCGCCAATACACTTGGCGTGATGAATCACTACCAATATCAGTCAACACACGTGCGGCATAAGCACCCAGGAACTCACCAGGTTTTTGACCAACAGTTACACCTTTTTCTGCCAGTTGCTGGGGAAACTTGGAAGAAAAGACTGAATAACGGGTAGAAGGAGAAAGTGCCTTCTGTTCTGCCATGGTTTCAACACCCGTGGCAAAACCTGCTTTCACCGATTGCGGAATAATTTTGCCGACAGTAGCACCAATAAATTCCGTAAGTTTTGTTGGGTTGGCAAATTTAACTTGCGGTGCCATTACACATTTCCTCCCGAGAGCATATATGGATCAAGCTCATAAGGAACCTGCACACGCTCAGGCAAACCCTGGAGTTGGTACATAGTACCCGGTGATAACTGCTGTTGAGCATGCAACCTATTGATTAGATCACGCTGCAACATTTGTTGATCAGCTGTTGCGGTTTGACTTGCAACATACGGCTGTTGTGCTAGTTGATCGGCGCCAGCTTGATGGAAAAGCGGTTCAAGCATCAAGGTAGAACCAATGCTTCCGACACCCATTGCAATGTGTTGCGGTGTGCTGGGCGAATAGCGAGTAACTGCCTTGCCCCCTTGCGGAACAATGGTTTCGTAGCGCCCTGCCAATGCAGTAGCCGCTTTTGGAACCCCGGCTTTCTCTAAAGCAGTGCCTAATGTTTTGCTGCCAAGACCACGAGCAAGTGCCGAGCTCGTAACCAGGTCAGCTGCGCCAACCACTAAACCTGCCAGGGGATTTCCTGTGGACAGCGCAGATAAACCACCGGTTAACACAGCACCCGGCACCGAGGAACCAATTAACTCTTTGCCGCCACCAGCAAGAAACCGTTGAACTTGCGGCGAACTTCTGGCTGCATTAAGAAATCTACCCGCAAGTTGAATCATGTTATCTCCTTGTTATTTGTATTTTATCGGTGGTTACCCTTGGCTTTTACCAGGAGAAACGTTTGTTTCTACTTGTTCTGCATCAACGGTTTCTTCACCTTGCCGTTCTTCAGCTTGAGCCTGTTCTTTTTTGATAAGGCCTTGACGATCCAACAGCTGAGCAATTGACGGTTTATCCTCCGCCTCACTCTCCACACGTTTCTCAGCCATTGCCATGAGGTAACCGTTGGGATCTGGATTACGCAAACGTGGCATTGGATTTTTTGCCATCTTGCCAGGATTAAGAGTTGGACTAATTTTGTAAGCTTCTATCCAGGTGGGATTAAAGTCTGGTTGATCTTGAGGGCGTTGGGTTGTACGTGCACGTCCCTCATTAAAGTCATAATCTTCCGGACGGTTAAAACGACCCAAGCCTTCAAATACCTGGAAGTCTGCCCCAGAATCGGCGTCATCAAAAAATGGGGTATTACCTACAAAGTTAAGGTCAGGGTTTAAGGTGACCTTGCGTGTCATTGAACGTTTTAAAAGGTCGCGTTCATTAAACCTTGATGGGTTCCAGGGATAGTCACCTGTTTCAGGTTTAGCCCGAAACAAGTCATCAAAATCTAGACGCTTGCCAATTTCACCGCGTCGATTAAAAGGGTTTTGAATATAACGGCCTAGATCAAGCCTGGCGTCTTTAGCCATCAGCCCTCAGACTTTTCTTTCTTTTTCTTTTTTAATCCTACCAGCGTTTGGCGAAGACGCGCTTGCTTCACCGTTTTTTCATCGTACTTATCGGGATTGGCCAGCACGTTTTCTTGGAGCTGAGCGGTAGTAATCCCTTTCTTCTTGGCTTTGGCAGTGAAGGCCCCTTCCTTCATGTCCATGCCTTGGATCCACTTTTTTTCTTTCTTTTTTTCAGCCATTTTTATTCACCCTTTAAGGTATCTAAAAGATCAGAGACGAGTTGTTGGGCCCGCTCACGGGGATTTGATTTATATATTCTATCTATCTCTCTGTTTAAATCCAAATTCTGGCGGCGGTTTAACATCTGTTGTGCGGCTTGTGCCTCAGCCCCTTCGCCCACCATGCTCATCATGCCCAACTCTTCGTCCGACATTTTGGCAAAGGGTGACATCACCCCCTCAGGAAAAGAGCGTTTGGAGCTAGGGGGAAGATCAGTGGGTTTGCGTGTTGCAGTCGGAGTGTACTCACCGGTTTCTTTTTTGACCGCCCCAGAAGCATAAGCAGGCTCAACACCATAAACGCCAATGCCACCACCAAGTTCTTCAAATTCTTGTGTGCTTGGATTGCGTGTGCTCAAGTCGTAAGAAACACGAGAAATACCGCGAACAGATGTATTACTTGCACCTTGGCTGATAACGCTGGAGCGAGAGCCAGTTACGGCACCAGTCTCAAGTAATCCCATGCCTTCAGCGCCGGGTGCGCCAATGGTCGGCACAGTAATTTCTGGTGTTGGTTGAGATAATGCAACGCTTTGTTCAAAAGCTGCACGTTCTTCCGGTCTAAAAATTAAAGAACGTTCTACAGCTGGACCACGCCGCCCACGAGCCGCCGCCGCTTCCCTGCGACCTTGCATAATTTGCTGCAGACGCTCAGGGTTTAAATCTTCGTTCCGTTGGATAGCACGCGTCACAGTGCCTGTAATTTGATCTTCTGCCGATCCAATAGCGTTTGCTGCGTGTGCAGAAACATTAGAAAGATTTGCCTGTTGTTGAGACGTTAATGTTTCAAGGGAAATGCCAAGTTGTTTAGGTGCGGCAGAGAGACGCACCGACTGCCCAGGTTGATAAACAACGCTAGGTGCAACCTCTTGCGCCGCCCCCCGGATTGCCATCAGTGTTGGATTAATGCCAGGTAATGGCATTTGATACGGTTCACGCATCTTTTGTACCCGGGCAAGCAAGTTAGAAGTTGCTTGTTGCCTGCGGGCTTCTTGTACAGCGGGCGAAAGATCTTCTCTGATGTCTGGACGGAACGCCCGATACTCTTCTTCTGCTGCAACAAGCTCAGAAACTGTAGGAAGTTTGGCTTGAACAATGCCAGTCGGACGTTCTGTCCTTGCTTGCCGCACGTATTCATTAATTTCACCCAAACGACCAACCGTTTCTTTGGCTTTGGGCGCTCCAGTAGTAGCAGCCGTTGCGGCCCGCCGAATATTTTCAGGGTTAAAAGAACTAAGATCAACGGTAGCGTTAGTTTTTAATTCTTGCGCTAATGGAACAGCACTTTTTGAACCCAATGCCTTAAGTGCTTTACCTCCTAAATACCAGCCAGCCGAAACGCCTGCAGCACCAAGGGCTAATTTGCCCAGTGCATCAAAAAACCCGCCTTGATCTTGTTGGTTTTGTTGATTTTGTGCAGCGTAAGCGGCAAGAGTGGGGTCCATTTAGGTTTATTGCCCGATTATTTTGTCTGTCAACATTCTATTGTTGATGAATCCAAGAAATGTAGGCGTTATAGTTGAAGAATAATTCAATTTGCACCAGGGATGGAAGCTGGAACGCGCCAAAAACGTGTCGAAGCCTTGGAAAAGATTAAAGACAAGGCAATGCAAATGGCACAAGAAGGGAAAGATTCGTTTGAAGTGCGTGATTTTGTAACTTCAGCTAAAAAAGAACTGGCCTATGAGCTTCCCGACGAGGAAGCATTCCAAAAAGCAATGAGTGCAACGCTCGCATACAAGGCAAAGAAGGGAGAATAATAAATTTTTCAAACTTTAAATTAACGCCGGGGAATAGACCCCGGTTTTTTTGTGTAAAAATTTGGGAAAAGTGGTGATATTTACTACATAAATGCATTTTTACTTAAAAGTAAGGCCCCGTTATAGCCCGAAATAGGGGACAAAATTACCTGACGCTTCTCCCACCACCTGACCGAAGCGAATTATGGGGAGAAAAAAAAGAAGTACGTGATGGCTCCACATGATGTAGTGAAGGTCAGGTCAAATTAGATACTAAGAGTAGGAATTTGTCAAGTAATTTGTTGAAACTAACACAATTCGGTGGCAATTTATCGATTGATACGAATTCATATCGTGCTCGAAATTGGGGAAAGCCCCGCGCCGCAATAGCTTTCAGATAAAGACTGTAATTTAATAAGCACATTTAATTATATGTGTATTTACTTTAGCTTGGCACTGCGCGTAGCGCAGGTAAGTCCAAGCGATTCCAACTTAATTCCAGGAGTTCACCATGCTTCGTCAACGTCTATCCCTTGCACTGATCCAAGCCGCGAATGTCGTGGCCAAGGATCAAAGCAAGGAGAAGGTACAAGCTTTCGTCAAGCAAGCTCGACGGAAGATGGCTAAGGCAATTGAGCCTAACGACTGACCGTACCCAGGCGGTACCAGGGGTTCAATCCCCCTGGCAGTTATTACCCTCAGCGGAGATGGGTACCGCACCAATGGAGAGATCCATGTTGGCAGCAGCGATGGCTACGTTTTCTCTTGCATACAAGCTTGGTGCTAATCAAGCTCGCCGCAAGTATGTAAACGACATCCTCATCGAACATCAACAACGCGTACTGCGTGGTGAAGTTCCTTATTCCATCGAACCACAACTGATCCGTTGAAGCGGAAGACCAGGTGCAAATCCTGGTCCAGTTATTGCCCAACGCCGAGATGGGCACGGCACATTCAACACCACACCATGTCTAACCCTGATAAGACCCTGGCAGTTGAAACGAACCAAGCCATCTATTTCTTCTTCGTGTATACGGAGGGAAATGTGGCGCATGTAACCAAGTTGATCCGTAAGGGTCACAAGGGTTACGACCAAAGCACCAGCCTCTCACTCGCTGGTGCCCGCAAGTTGTATACACAGCTTGCTAATAGCTGATTCTTGCAATTAACCCTGAGTAACACCAGGGTTTCCTGCAGGATTCACTCCTGCTAGTCCCTTACTTCACATTGATTATGTTTAGCAACACAATCATCGGCAACATTGCTTACATGGAAACTGCTGTGCATGAAGGTCGCGAGTTCCTTGCGATCACCATGTATGTCAAGGACCAGTTCGATGGTGTCTGCCGCATCAAATTCAACAATGGCAACGGGCTACTCACTGCCTACAACAACGGTACGTTGGTGGTTGGTCAGCAGCTAATCCTTGTTCAGTATGATGTGCGGATCGCCAGTATTCGCACGCATTACGTCAAGGATGACCAGCTGGTAGCCCTCAAATATCCAGAGATTGCACTGACGCGAGTCCGTGCTGTCATCGGTGCATCACCGGAGGCTAAGCCTGCAGTCACACCAGTGGCTGAATCTAAGGTTGAGCCGACGCTGGAAGAAATTCCTTTCTGACGACTGCACTTAACCCTTCCGTTGATACGAATTCGTATCGGCGGTGGGTTTTCTGCAGTCCTCACCCAGGACTGCCTCTGTTCACTTCATTCTCATTCTAATGAAACGCATTGTCTCACTTGGCAAGAATCAGTATGTTCAACTTGATTCTTACGGTTCTCGCAATGAGACGCCCGTAGCCAACTTCTTCGTTGGTGTCTTTGCTGTTGCAGTAATGGCACTAACGATTGGCGGTGCACTGGGCGTCGACATCACCAAGATCCACTCACAGCAAACTCAACATGAAACTCGCTGAGAAAACGCAGCTCATCGAAGATCGCATCAATGCCGTCATCGATGTACTAACCAAGCGTTACTACAAGCAGTATCCACAACGTGAAGAATATCCTGACTACTTGAACCACGAGATTGTTCGTGGTACCAAGTATTACAAGATCATTCAAGTCACAAATTCTGGTGCCGGGCGTGTCGGGCGATCAGTCCATGCATTTGTCTCACGTGAGACAGGTGCAGTCTATAAGCCCGCCAGCTGGAAGGCACCAGCTCTTCACGTCCGCTACCAACTACTGGATGACGCCTCCTACGAAGCTTGTCTCCACAATGCTGATTGGGCAGGCTCTTACCTCTACATGAGGTAGAAGGTCAGTCCCCACTCCCCCCTGCGCCACTACCGGTGGCGTGGGAGAGTGTGCTGTGGACTAGACCTAGTACTTGCATCCAGTAACCATCCAGCTATCCTCGTACTGCACTCCACTCAACTCATGGAAGCCATCAGTCAACTCGACATCCAGAACCCTGATCACGTCTCGGTTATCACCCGAGAAGGCAAGGTCACGATCTCCGTCATAAAAGACGGAACTTCTGTGACTCTTGGTCTACCTATCCGTCAGGTTCTCAACGCCACGCCTCGGTCTGCTCTCCAGCAGGACGGTGAGATGGCATTGGTTAAGAAGATCACAAGCGGCGAATCCTCCAGGAGAATTAAGCCAGCTGCCTTCTGTAATGCCAAGCTCAGCGAGAGCGATGTCCGCGAGATCAAAGGTGTCCTTGCAACGCCTTCAATCATGAAGGAATTCAAGAGCACCAATCGTGCGTACATTGAGATCGGTAAGGCGTACGGCGTTAGCCAACACACCATCTCCAATATCCACAAGGGCAAAGCTTGGTCTCACGTCAAGGTTTGACCCACGTCCGTTAGTACGTCAGTACTACAAATAGCCTGGGCAGTGCCGACGCCAACTCGGTGCGTAAGTCCCAGGCTTAACTACTCACGCCTTGAGTAGTACCACTCACATCCTGAGTACTTGCACCAATTCAAACTATGAAGAATCCAGATGATTACGTTGTCCTTGATTTTGAGTCAGGCACGTATTTCTCTGCCGCAAACTCTGTGTTAATCAAATGGTCAAACCTTGATGAAGACCAGTTGGACACCATGGTTAATGGCAGTGATACAGAACGTATTATGCTTGCCGATCAAATTGGTGAGCCATACTTTACTTAAATCAATTCATTACACCAATTCAAACCATGACTCAACTCGACAACAACTACAACGCTGACTTGCTTGATGCCATGGCTGACATGGCAGAAGAACAATATCAAGCAATGACAGAATCCAATCAAGATGAGTGGGAGGGCGTCATCCATGACGACGAAGACTCCTAGTCCTCAACAAGATGACATCATCATTCATGTCATCGCACTCATCTCAATCCTCATCACGGTACTAATCTCATGCTTCACCCCGTTACCCAAGAAATTGCCGAATCTTTCGGCTACGTCCCCTTCTCAGAAGAAGACCTCGACCAACAGTACCAAGCCGAAGTCAACTACGACGGAGAGAAAGGCGAACGTCCAAGCAACGGCGATGTCTATCGCAACAAGCGAGGCATCCTCCGGTGCTACTGGATCCCACGGTACGCCGACAAAGAACTCCAAGGCTGGTACGATGTCCCGACCAACGAGGAAATCGAAGAGTGGTCGTTCGACTCAGTCGCGTTCACACCGGACGACGACGAAGTAGAGCCGGACCATCCCGATAGTTGGCTGTCAATTCTTGGACTTATTTAAAGTATTGTCCAAGATTGCAAATCAGCCAATACTACGAATGTATTGGCTGTTTATCCAATACAACACTGATTGTGCCAATGCAAATCGACAACTCAGCACCACTCAGCCTGAGTATTAACCAACGGAATCTCTATCTGTATTACTTAAATCACAGGAGGAAACATGCAAACACTCCATGTTTCGTACCAAAGATTCCGGTCCAAGGTAATCGAATGGCTGATTACATACGCACCATTGAAAGCCTCGAAGAGAAACGCTTAATTCGTGTGGATCGCACCAGCGATAACTACACGGGCTGGATCATCCTTGATCCCAGGTGATTTCTCTGGCTACACAACAAGACCTGGGCATCTACAATTGAGAACTCTTCTCAATAATAGTGTAAGTCCCAGGTCATCCCATTCAACCTACATACCACACCATGGAACAAAACGAGTATGTCCACGTGCGTCAAGCATTGACCATCCTCCAAGATGTCATGGCACGTGAAGCGAAGCGGCATCAAATGGACCAGCATCTCACTCCGTCTATCTATTGTTTACTCGAAGAGGAAATCATTCCAATGCTTGTGAATTACCTTGATGCTGACTTTGATCCAGACGAAGTCAATGAACCGCCTTTGACTTTGGATGAAATGCATACCAATGCATGGAAAGAACATCAAGCTATGCACAGCTAACACAATGATTCAACTCTTGTACGAGCAAAGTGACTTCATCCCTGTTACCAAGACAGCACGCAGTGGTAAACATGGACGTTTAATTCAATGTCCTGATTGCCACGTTGTCTTTCGTATTTATCACTTTGCTTGGACTTCAATCCAATGCACGAACTGCAAGTGCACATCACCAAAGCTGGACTACAAAATGCACAAGAACCCAGCTGCGTAGCACCCCTACAACCCCGCAGGGAGTACCAGGGGGGAACCATTAATTCTATTAGATAAACTAATGTTTACTCCCCCTATTCCCTGCTACACTCCATCAATCATTCCACTTCATTTCAATGCCTGACAACACTCCCCGCATCCCAGACTCCATTGATCTCCAACGTCTATCCGCTATGCAACTCGTAGCAAAGATGAAGGAATCAGCTGACAAGTACGGAGTTGGTTTCGTTGGTGGCTTCATTTCACCCAACGGAGAGAAGTTCATGATGACCAACATGTCTGATGAAGACACTCAAATGCTCCTTCCTGATGACCTCAAATGATGATCCTTCTCTGCTCCATGTTATTCCTTAGTGCAATCATTTTGTCCCTCGACATGATCTACAACTAATGGACTCAAAAGAATCATTGATTGATAACGTAATTGACACGTTTGATTTTCAACGTGTTTACATTGCTATGACAGCGGTCGACTGGCAGTGGCAAACAACTGAAGGTAATGGGCACGCAGTTCCATCCATCGCAAGACTCAAGGCAATGGCACGCCATTTGCTAAGAGAAGCCATCAAGAACACCGTTGTTGGCTCTGGTGGATTTGAAGCCCGTTACTACGCCAAAGACAAAGATCAAGATGAATACTTTCAATTGAGATTTACATTGGCCGAATCCAATTCTTGTTATGACTGAACGCTCAGCCTTTAACTTCGACAAAACCATTGCCGGAGTCAACATCACAGAACGGGGCATCAAGTCGTTCACCAAATCGATACGACTTGGCCCCATCCAATTCACACTCAACGCACGTCCGTCTGGACTGCTTGGATCGTTCTCAATTCCTGGCACAGGATTGAGCAAACGAAACATTAAATTATTCTAAAGATACGTCCTGGGTATGACGTTAAACTGCCTACATTCCATTGCAATTCAACTCATGAATTCAGCTCAGCTGACCGCCATGATTTGCCTCATGCAATCACATGGTGGTTCATTTGTTTCATCGATTGCACAAGCACTGCGCGTTGCAGATCCAGTGAATCGTCAGCGTTTGCTCGACGCATTCCCTGATCTTATCGAGAAGTATGGACCAACATCTGACTTCATGAAACCCAAGCAATTCATTCAGGTCTGACTCATGTCTGTCCTTGCTATTGAAGACACCATCATCGAAGGTACCAATGTCACAGTTACAGCAGTGGTTGACGAAATGCGTCTGCTCTATCGGGCAACATATTTCGAACCTGAAGAATGGGCTCCAGCTCTTTGCACAGCAAGCTTTGAGCTGGATGAGGAACAACAAATCCCTACTGATGAAGATGGCTTCTGCTGCTATCTTGATCAGCTCGATCTTCACTGGCAACTCGTCGACACCTCCGATTACGATCTAGACTGATCCCCTGTCCTGAGCATGACATTAAACTGCTCACACACTACGAACTTACTCTGAACTAACCATGCAGTTTCAATTACCCTCCAACTTGCAGACTGAGTTGATTGCCTACGATCCCAAGCTCAAAGCTTTGGTTCGTCAACAAAAGCAATCAGCTCCTTCCAAGAAAGCCAAGTATCCTCTTGGCAACATCCCACATGTCATTCCTTATGATGTGGTGCGTGAATCACTGCAGCAAGATGCAATTGATTCAATTAACACGCAGCTTGCACCAGATCGTCATCATTCATTTACCAAGCCTGTGGATGTAGCTACTCCGCAGGCCCGTCTCCAGACACGTGTAATCCTTTATCACTTTGAACAATGTTGGTACGCCGGATGGCTGCCGCCAGCTGGCCAAGAAGACAAGTATGTCTATGGCTATGCACGTGTCTTCCGTGACACTGCATCAGCACGTAAGACAATTCCACGCGATATCATCAACAACATTGATAACTACAACAAGATTGAGATTGGCCGCTCAACATTCTTCATTGACCGTCGTCTTGTAACTCGTCAAGACATCATTGATGGCAAAGAAGATCGTGAATGGCGTGCTCGTTATCTTGGTAGCTATACCCAAAAGGGACGGAACATTGCCAAGGCTGTTGAAGAATTCAGTAAAGCCTTGCAAGAATCAATTCCCACCTGGGATGATAGCCGTTTCCTTTTTAGCCGCCTTCAATGTGCTGGCATTGCCCAAGCTCTTGAGATTCCTTCTGTCTTTGTAAGTCAAGAAGAGCAATCTACTTGGCAGCTAACTGTTGATAACTTCTATTCACTTACTGAATTAACAACGCCTGCATACCTTGATTGGCTGCCACTACGCAATGTTAAACACATCTTTAATACACCATTCTTCCGTAAGTGGGTCCAGCAAAAACTAGATGAATCCACTGCTATTTATAAAGACAATAACAACAAATTACAAGCCAACATCAAACAACCTTTTAATCAGGCTAAGAAACTAGTTGATTCCATCAGCTATGTTCATCGCATCTGGCCTGATTGTCCTATTGATTATTATCAAAACCACATTCAAGAATTGCTAGGCATACGCATTCGTTCGTACGCCGTGCAAGACAAGACCGTTGATTGGTTGCGTCAACACATGCCTGTTGCTTCTTTCTTTGGCATCTTTGCCAAATACCACGAAGAAGAACAGCAACGTATACGTGCCAATGGCTACAACGTCACCATGGATCGTGACCTTGGTTTGCACGTTTATGGATTCCATGAATGGTCAGACACAATCAACATGCTTAACCGCGTGCTTGAGCACAAGGATCTAAATCCTCCTAAGCGTTGGCGCATCAATGAATTCCATGACCATGTCCAGGCAGAGTCATGGAAGATTCAAAATCCAAACGAAAAGCTACCGCAGGATTTATTCCCTGAACCCATCAAAGTATCTGTTGATGGTGAGACTTGGTCATTCTTCCAACCACACGACACGCATCAGCTCGCCATGTGGGGTCAAGCCGTACGCAATTGCGTTGGCTCTGCTTCTGGTTACGCTGAAGGTGTTCGTAAGAAGAAGCACTTCATTGTGCTTTGTATGGTAGAAGGTAAACCCAGGTTCACCATTCAACTCAAGGTTGACGGTGGCATGATGTCCGTTGATCAAATCAAAGGTTTATCTAATCAAAACCTGACGCCTGATCAGCGAGACCAATACACCGAAGGGTTCCATGAGGCATTGCAAACCCGCAATGAACAGCTAGCCTCTTAAAGGCCGAAGCCAAATTGACCAGCCTTAGCCTCGATACTAGGGCTGGTCCTTCACCATGGAACACGACTACACCGATGATCAACTCCTAGCTATGGCTATGGCAAACATCGGAGATTTCATTCATGATAACTCTCCGCATTACGTACTGATCGAAGACGATCCACGTAATGAAGAAGACTACGACACATGGGAATATGGCACTGAGCCATTGCCCCATGACCACACTTGGCAGCATGCATCTATTGATGTAAGCGTAAGTCCAAGTGAGCCCGAGTAGCCCAGCGGAAGAGGCAAGCGACTTAAAATCGCTCCAGCGTGAGTTCGAATCTCACCTCGGGTACCAATTCATTTACTCAACACCATGCAAATTCTTGCTGCTTTCAAATCAGTTATCCCTGAATTCCATGCGTTTTCTGACGAAGACAATCGCTACAACCTCGGTGCAACTTGGACTGCACCAGACGGTCTCAAGGATTACCACAACTTGGAACTGCGCTACATTCACAACTCTGAACGCCTTGCGCTCCAAGGCGATCCTCAACCGGATGGCAGTTGGAAGTACACCGAACCCAATGGTTGTACCCACACCATTACCGCTGATCGTGCCAAACACTTCATGGAACAAACCCATCAGCACGCCACAATCATGTGCGCCATGCTCGATAAACTCAAAGAAGCTGGCGTGATGGAACCAGTGGTGGACACCCAGGTTCAAGCGGTCTAAACTACACGAGAAGTGCAGACGGCCCCTGGGAAACCGGGGGCTTTTTCCTTATGATCAGTCAGTCTCAAAACGATCCCATTGATCTTGACTTGGTTGATAAAGTTATCGCGATGATTCCATCCGAGACTTGGTCAGCAGTCATCGATGCCATTGTTGGTAACATCGTTGACAACATGCCAAGCACTGTTGTTGAACGGTTGACTGGAACCATCGATAACTTTGATCGTGCAGAAGAAATCCTTTTGGATTACTACCGCATCCCTTTGCGTAAGCATGATCTAATTGTTGATGCATTCAAGATCATTGGCCCAGAAAATACTCTGTATTTATTGGATTCTTTGCAGTTAGATAAGTACGCAGAAATACGTAATCAATCTATTGATAACGCACCCTGTTCACTTGATCCCCAATGAACTGCCCGTCTTGCTCAAGCAAGTACACACGCGTCACCTGCACCAATCACTTCCCTGGTTTTACTAAACGCTATTGCCGATGTCTTTCATGTGATGCTAAGTACCGCACCATTGAGCGATACGAAGTCTTGAAGCCGGGTCCTCCTAAGGGTAAACCAAGGCCTGGTAACGTTGCCCGTGGAGCTGATAACGGTAATGCTGTACTGACTGAAAAGAACGTACTGCATATTCGCCGTATGCATGCCTGGGGTTTTAACCATCAAGCAATCTCTGTGAAATACGGCATCAGCGTATCGTACATCTCACGCATTGTTAACCGAAAAGCTTGGACTCACATCTGATGGCAAACAAAGCACAGTTCAAATACACCATTGGTGATCGCGTTGCTGAACGTCCCAAGACCCATGGGATCTTCACCAACAAACAAGACGTGCGTGAACGCATCGCACAACACAGGACACAACGCTACGGCACAGTCATTGACTTCAAGGAAAAGCGTGACTCCCGTGGTACCAAGATGAAAGTCCTTGTCGTCCAATGGGACCACCTTGCTTCTCCAACGGAGCACGCGCAAATGCGTATTTGTCCTATTGATCATCTCGATCAACTCAGCAAAAATACCGTGGTACCCGGAGAATAAAGATGCCTGTCAAATTGGTATGGGCAACGCCCAACGCAGAAGAAATGATCGTCAAGATGGCGCGTGTTTCTGCACCGCGCAATCAAGACAACATGGACACTGCACCACGGTTGCTGCGTTATCTAATTAACAACAACCATTGGTCGCCGTATGAGATGGCAAACATGTGCGTTGAGATTGAAACGACACGTGCAATCGCACCACAGATCTTGCGCCATCGTTCATTTAGTTTCCAGGAATTTAGTCAACGCTATGCAGATGCCAGTGAACTTGGCTCCGCTGTGATCCCTCACCTGCGTCGTCAAGATCAGAAGAATCGTCAAAATAGTATTGATGATTTGGATTCTGATTTAATCTCTGGTTACTACCGTCGCATCAGTCATCTGTATGAAGACGCTGAACATCTGTACTGTGAGATGATCAGTAACGGTGTCGCCAAGGAATGTGCCCGTGCGGTTCTGCCGCTTTCGACACAGACACGCCTATACATGAACGGTACACTCCGTTCGTGGATTCATTATCTTCAACTGCGTACTGCCAATGGAACCCAACTTGAACACCAACAAATTGCCCGAGACATCCAGCAAATCTTCTGTGACCAATTCCCTGTTATCGGGGAAGCTGTCTTCTAATAAAAAGCCTCTGTTCGATCCAGAGGCTGATGAACGGGAATTAAAAAGTCGAGGCCGGTTGTTTTTTTAATTCTTTAATGGCATGTTTGGATTCAATATCCTTACGTGCCGTCTTTTTCTTTTGATCAATTAAGTAAACAATCAGTGCCTTGTTCATTTGATTTGACCTCCGATCAGGTAAGGAAGGTATCCAATATTACGGTATATCAGGCGCAGCCAAGGGCGATGGGTCAGGTTCCACCAGTCCCTATCCTTCTTGGCTTGTTGCTCTTTGTCATACTTGCAGCCGCGATACGTTAGTTCCATAAGATTCTGTATCCATTGATACGGAAAGTATATGATCGTTGTTGTATATGATGTCGTTCATCGTGTAACACATCAACGGACCTGGGATGTCCTTAAACTCATCCATAAGCTTTGCTTATCTTTTATCCACACCACACCATGAAACTCCTCAAGTTTTCCACCGGTAACGGTAAGCTCAAGAACCGTTTGATCTTTTCGCTTCCAGCGGGTTACTCCTGTCCGCACGCTGGTGTCTGCAAGACCTTTGCTGACCGTGCCACAGGTACCATCACTGATCTGCCCCAGACCACTGGTACCACAGCAGATGAGTTCCGCTGCTTTGCAGCTATGTCAGAAGTGCGGCCCAACGTCAGGGAAGCACGCTGGCACAACTGGGATTTGCTGCGTGAAACGCTGTATTCCAATGGCAACCAAGTCACACTGCTGCGTGACCTTATTGATCTGTCCTTGACCATGATGCCGCCCAAACAATTGGTGCGGGTCCATGAGTCTGGTGATTTCTGGACAGAGAACTACATGAAGGCTTGGTTCATGGCTGCAACCGAGCGGCCCAACCAAACCTTCTATGCCTACACCAAGTCGCTTGGCATGTGGCTTAACCTTGCCGACATCATTCCACCTAACTTCTATCTCACTGCGTCCCACGGTGGTACGCTCGATTACCTGATTCCCAAACACCCCAAGGTGTTCAAGCGCATTGCCTATGTGGTCTACACAGAACAGCAGGCAACTGAGCTGGGATTGGAAATCGATCACGACGATAGCCATTGCTTGGGCGACAAGCCGTTTGCACTGCTGGTACATGGCAGTCAACGCGCTGGTACAGAAGCCAGCAAGGCGTTGTCTCAACGCAAGAAAGATGGTGACTTTGTGGGATACGGCAAATCAAATCGAAAGTAATTCCGCACATCTTGCATTGCTCAATAAATCGGATATTATCTGAGCGTTCTTTCAACGTTCACCGTGAGCTACGTCATTGCAACCTGGAAAAATGGAGTGCCACACGCCATTACTGCGTGTAATAAATCCAATCAATTTCTGTTGATTCCGTTAGACTCTGACGTAGCTCTCAACAAGATTTTCTCTCATCCGTACCGTGCGGGTGCGCAGCAAATCTTGGCGTGGATTAACAAGAACAATGACAAGCTCTCTGGTCAAGACCTCTCAATTCAAGATGAAGCCAGATTCCGTAAGTGAAACCTGGTTGGTCTTTGACCTTGAGTCTGACAATCTTTATGATGCTGTCACAGTTATCCACTGCATTGTTCTCTATGACATTGGACGCAAACAAACTTTTACTTATGGGCCTGATCACATTGCTGATGCTCTTGCTCATCTGGCAACCGCTGATGTTTTGATCGGGCACAATATTATTTTCTATGACATTCCAGTCCTACAAAAACTACATTCATTCACATGCAAATCACGCATCATTGACACACTCATTTGCACACGATTGATCTGGCCCAAGGAACTTCTCTATGACCTTGACATCGAACAATATTCGCAGGTTCCACCGAACCTACGTGGATCCGCATCGCTTAAGGCGTGGGGATGGCGCTTGGCCGATCATAAGATCGACTTCAAGGACTTCTCCGTCTATTCAGAAGAGATGCTTAAGTACTGCATCCAAGACGTGGAAGTTACTAA